ATTCGCCGCAGTCGCGTGGTCCGGGACCGGCAATCGGGTTATGACCAGCCCGGATGGTATTACCTGGACATCCCGGACCAGTGCGGCGGATAATTACTGGGCAGCCATTGCATGGAGCCCGGAACTTGGCTTATTCGCAGCAGTCGCGGTAAGCGGGACCGGCAATCGGGTTATGACCAGCTCGGACGGTGTTACCTGGACATCCCGGACCAGTGCGGCGGATAATAACTGGGCAGCCATTGCATGGAGCCCGGAACTTAAGTTATTCGCAGCGGTCGCTCAGTCCGGGACCGGCAATCGGGTTATGACCAGCCCGGACGGTGTTACCTGGACATCCCGGACCAGTGCGGCGGATAATAACTGGGCAGCTATTGCGTGGAGCCCGGAATTTGGCTTATTCGTTGCGGTCGCGTGGTCCGGGAACGGCAATCGGGTCATGACCAGTCCGAACGGCATTGTCTGGACAGGCCAGACCAGTGCGGTGGATAATGGTTGGAGGGGCATTGCGTGGAGCCCGGAACTTAGCTTATTCGCAGCGGTCGCCAATTCCGGGACCAACAATCGGGTCATGACATGTTCAGTAGGCCCAGACATCTGGACATCCCAGGCCAGTGCGACGGATAATTACTGGATAGCCATTGCATGGAGCCCGGAACTTAAGTTATTCGCTGCAGTCGCCCAGTCCGGAACCGGCGATCGGGTTATGACCAGCCCGGACGGTATTATCTGGACATCCCAGACCAGTGCGACGGATAATGGCTGGAATGCTATTGCGTGGAGCCCGGAACTTGGCTTATTCGCAGCGGTTGCGTGGTCCGGAACCGGCGATCGGGTTATGACCAGCCCGGACGGTGTTACATGGACATCCCAGACCAGCGCGGCGAATAATTACTGGAATGCCATTGCGTGGAGCCCGGAACTTGGCTTATTCGCAGCAGTCGCCAATTCCGGGAACGGCAATCGGGTTATGACCAGCCCGGACGGTATTACCTGGACATCTCGGACCAGTGCGGCGGATAATGACTGGTGGGGCATTGCGTGGAGTCCGGAACTTGGCTTATTCGCAGCGGTCGCGGCAACCGGGAACGGCAATCGGGTTATGACCAGCCCGGACGGTATTACCTGGACATCCCGGACCAGTGCGGCGAATAATTACTGGGGGGCCATTGCGTGGAGCCCGGAACTTGGCTTATTCGCAGCGGTCGCTAATTCCGGGAACGGCAATCGGGTTATGACCAGTCCGGACGGTATTGTCTGGACAGCCCAGGCCAGTGCGGCGGATAATGACTGGGTAGCCATTGCATGGAGTTCGGAACTTGGCTTATTCGCAGCGGTCGCGACAACTGGGACGGGCAATCAGGTTATGATCAGCCCGGACGGTGTTATATGGACATCCCAGGCCAGTGCGGAGAATAATCGCTGGAGGGGCATTGCGTGGAGTCCGGAATTTAGCTTATTCGCAGCGGTCGCGGCAACCGGGACCGGCAATCAGGTTATGACATATTCAATCGGCACAGCCGGCAGTGTTCGAATCCACGGGGGGAAGACCGCCATCACACTGGCTCCTGACGGTCGGTACGAGTTCATCAACCACAACTTTTATGGTTCTTCTGATTATTACCGGATGTATGGGTGCGACAGCAAGAACCGTGCGTTCGAGTTTAACGGCAACGACTACATCCCGATTCGTACCGGCATGATAACGGACGCTCCCACACATATTACAGCCTTTAAACGGCATCTCTTTTTAATGTTTCCAGGTGGCTCTGTGCAGCATAGCTCAACAGGGAAGCCCGTCGAATGGTCAGCCATAACCGGCGCCAGCGAACTTGGGATCGGCCAGTCCGGGACCGGGTTTGCCATTACGGTCGGCGGTACCCTTGCGATTTTCAGTCGGAACGGCATATTTATACTTTCGGGGACCGGCGCTTCGGATTGGATACTTGATGAATATTCAAGGGAACTCGGGGCTATAGAGTGGAGCCTCCAGAAGATGATGTCGCCCATATTCCTCGATGACGTTGGTCTGACATCTATGGATGCGGTGCCCGCGTTTGGTGATTTCAAAGCAAACACGCTATCGCAAAAAATACAGTCATATTTCACCAGCGCGAAGAGAAACGCTGTTGTGGCCTCTCTCCGGATCAAGTCAAAAGAGCAGTATCGTCTCTTTTTTTCCGACGGCACAGGCATAAACCTGGCCTTCAACGGAAACAGCGTGGTCGGTTTTACCCGGCTGAAATATCCGGATGCTATTACATGTACATGCTCGGGCGAAGACAGCTCTGGGAACGAGGTATTATTCTTCGGCTCGGACGATGGGATGGTCTATCAATTTGAGAAAGGGACGTCTTTTGATGGCGATGCGATTATTGCATATCTCAAGACATCACCCAACTCGATTGGAACCCCTGACAGGAAAAAGCGGTTTTTCTCCGTCATTGTTGAAAAAGACAATCTTGAAACGGCTACTGAGTGGGAGGTCGGTGTATGGGGTGGGTTTAAATGGAGTGATCCGGGCGGCGAAATAGAGCAAACGTATCTCGATACGGTTGACACAAATTATTCTTTTATCTATTATTCAAGCTCTCAATATCTTGAACCATTTACGCTACATGGCGTGAGGATACATTATTCTCTTGGAGGCATGATCCGATGAGCAACGATTATTATAATAACAGCACAAACACTCTAGTAACGCTCGACAATGCCAGGGCCACCGACGTTGAGGGTAAGTTTGACGAGGTTGTGACCGGGTTCGCCCTGCTTCCCGGAGAGGAAAAGTTAAAACGCGAGACGTTAAACTTTATCAATCTGGCCGGATCCGCGACCAACTACACGGCGGCCCTGACGTACACGCCAACAGCTTATATAGACGGCATGCACATTGTTGCCAGGGTGAACATTACAAACACGGGGAGTGCCACGGTTAATGTGGATTCTCTTGGGGTGAAGGCCATTAAGCGCAAAAACGGAGCCACTCTGACTGCCGGTGACATGACGGCCGGTCAGTTTGTAGATTTGAGATATGATTCAGCAAACGGTTATTTTATTCTGATGACGTACTAACTGGGGCAAACTTGATAAAAAAAAAGTTAACTATCTGTTATGGCCAATAATTTTGAGATAATCAATAACTGGGAAGCCTGGCAAGGGCTAACCCGTGAGCAGCGGGATTATGAGCTGTTCCGTATTCTACATAATCTGGACCGGCGTCTTGCCTCTCTGGAGCGGAGGCTTTGGTTTGATAAGGGGTTGGTTTTTTGTGGCAGCATACTTGGTGGAGCGTTGGCGGCATTAGGAATAAAAAAATTATGAATGGGTGTTTTTTTTAAAGGGGATCAGTGAGTTGATAAAAATAAACCTTTGACATTCCTTAATTATTGGAATGGAAATCTTAACGCCGTGATTAATTTAAAACAAATGGCGGCAAGTTCTGTCGATGGATAAATTTTAGAGGACGGATAGACAATGGGTATATTCAGTGGGATTACTTCAGCGTTAAAAACAGCAGAAACCGGAGCACGAATTGTAGAAAAATCTACAGACGGAATTATTAATGGCATTGGCAAATTGGTATTTACTGAGCAGGAAAAGTCCGAAATCAATATGGAGGCGGCTAAAGCTATTATTGATATGCAAAAGGCTCATACTATTGAAAATAGTGAGCAGAGCAAGGCCCGACGATATCTTGCTATGCTCACATTTTGGTTTCATTACTGTTTTATCATTGGCCTTGTTATACTATACCGCATCGATCCTAATTGGTGTAATGAGGCGCTAACCGTTTTGATTAAAATCGATACCAGCTATTTGATGCTGATGGTGGCCGGAGCGTATTTCGTCCCTTATCAGCTTTCAAAGCTCGGGATTTTTAATGGTAAAAAAGAATAAATGTCATCCATTCATATTGTATGGCTTAAATGTCCAGAATATAACCTTGAAGAAATGGGAAAAATAGATGCCGCTTTATAATATACTGGTCTGCACAATCCTGAAACATCTTGAGGAGACCCGCGCGGTTCATCCGGCTAGGGAAAATGGGCAGGCCAACGTATTTATTGCGCAGGCGGGGTATTGATGCCTAACGAGAAATCGAAAATGAGGGGAATATCGTGGCGGGCTGTCGTTGATCAGGCTGATCCAAGGCATAAGGAGCCAAAGATAGCCTACGTGTTTAGTAATAAGAGAGAGTTCAGGGAGAGTACGCCATTCTATGCATTTTATATTATTTGCCGCGCAACAGAAGACGAAGACTTGCGCCAGACAGAAGACGGGATTGACATTCGCATTATAGAATAAGGAAAAAAAGCATGGCAAAGAAAATAAGTGAACTTCTCGAAATAACCACGCTGGCAACAGCGGACTTGATTGAAGTGTCTCAGGCTGCTGGTGGTGGGGTATATACCAGTAAAAAAATTAACTTAGTCGAGAATGCTGCGAATGTTCGATCAGTCCTGGGCGCGGGAGATATGTTAAAAACAGTTTACGACACAAACAATAATGGGATTGTTGATGAAGCGGAGAAGATAGATGGAGGAACCTGGAGTTAAACAAACAAATAAAAAAAGAGACAAGAAAAAATGGCTGGTACAATTAAATTAAAAAGAGGCGTTTATTCGTTGTTACCTGCGCTTACAGATGGTGAGCCTGGTTGGTGCACAGATAATTTTAAACTTTATATTGGACAAGGAGGAGCCAACAAACTTGTTGGTGAAGCCGATTTTCTGAAACTGTCTGGCGGTTCTCTGACAAACTTCCTGTCTCTTCATGCCAATCCAACAGCGGCTCTACACGCTGCCACAAAATCCTATGTTGACTCAGTGGCCACGGGGCTTGATGTCAAGGCATCTGTAAAGCTAGCCACTGCTGCTGCACTACCTGCCTGCACAGCCGGTGGTTCAGAGGTGGGAAAAACCCTCACTATGAGCGCTGTTGGTGCTTTGACAGTTGATGAAGTTGCTACAGTTCTAAATGACCGTGTTCTCGTTAAAAATCAGGTAACAGGTGCAGACAATGGTATTTATAAGGTTACCACCGAAGGCACGGCAAATGTGGCGGCAGTTTTAACAAGAGCGATGGATGCAGACCAGGCTGCAGAGGTAACAGCGGGAATGTTTACCTTTGCTGAGAAGGGAACTGCTAATGGGGATAAAGGATTTGTCCTGACAACCGATGATCCGATTACTGTTGACACTACTGCCCTGGCGTTTTCTCAGTTTGCAGGTTCTAGTGGAAGTACAACATTTATCGAACTGACTGATACCCCTGCGGACTATACGAACGCAGGCTCGAAAGCCGTAAGGGTAAATGCTGGAGCAACTGCTCTTGAGTTTATTGACTTTGCAGCCACATATCTTGAGGCGGCACCAACGAATGGTGAAACAAATAAAGCTCCTAATTCTGATTGGGCTTTTGATCATAATGCGGCAGAAACCGGAATCCACGGCGCGGGCGTAAATACATTATTAAATTCTTCAAGCGTAATAGATGGAGGCACATTTTAACGCTTGATAGGAGATTGTAATGTTTGAAAATGTAAAGACTTCTGGTAAGAAACAAAATGAAACTTCAATAAGTTTTACCATTGATGACCTTGTCTTGCTAATAGGCGAGAAAGTAGTAGAAAATAAGCTTCAGGCAAGAATTCTCGATTTTCAAAAGAAAAAAATTGCCGGTCTTGAAGAGCAATCATTGGAATTCCAATCCCAGAAAATGTCTATTGAACAAACTATCAATGAATTAAAAGTTCAACATGAAAAGACTATTTCTAATTTGCAAGTTCATGTGAAGGGTTTGGAAACAAAACTTTTAGAATTTCAAACCGCAAAACATGAATACACTGTTTCTCTTGAAGACAAACTTCACGGGGTAGTTCTTGAAAGGGATGAACTCAGGAAAGAAGCCGGAATGTTAAGACAGAAAAAAGAAAAGAAAATGAAAGTTAAGCAAAAAAGTAGGGAAAATAAATGCCGAATACCTTGAAAATTAAGCGTGGAGTAAAAACTTCGTTGCCAACTCTTGCTGCGGGCGAGCCTGGTTGGTGTACAGATACGCATGATTTGTTTATAGGAGATGGAACAGTAAACAGGTTTGTGGGTTCTCCGAACTTCTCAAGAGGCGGCACTCTGTATAAAGCTGATGGGATAGCGAATGCGACTTTAAATATCATTGTGTGGAGAACTTCCTTTGCCTGTGTTGTAAAATATGTGAAGGGATATAGGGTTGGCGGCACAGGAGCTACTGTGAACGCAAGGAAAAATGGAAATCTCAACCTGCTTGCTTCCGCACTTTCTTTGACAAGCGCCGATGAATGGATGGATGGCGGCGCTGTTCAGAATGAAAATTTTGCTGTTGGGGATAAACTTGAGATTATGATTGTAAGCACAGCAGACGCCGTAACACAACTGGCGATTCAAATTGATTTTGTGAGGATATAATTTAACAAACTATACTGTGAAAGTAAAAAAATGAAAAAAAAATTAAATGCAACAATAGACGCCTTAGAAATAATTAAGGGCTCTTTAATTTTTGCAGATGCCGATTACCAAAAACTTATAGACTTTAAAGAAGAACTTTCTCATACTTGGAAAACAGCGCAGATATTTCGTACCAGAACGGAAATGGAAGTGTCGGTTTTAAATGATATTAAACATCCAACTCCAGATTCGAAATATTGGCAGGCAGTTAGAGAACAAAATGTCATGTTCCAAGAATTGGTCATGCTGTCTTATGAATATCGTAAGAATAAGATAGAAATTGAGATATTGAAACGGGATATTTTGGAGGAAGCTGATTTTTTAAAACAAGAATTATTGCAAATTGAAATTGAGAAAAAACTTTTTATTGGTAAAAATATGGAATGTACTGCTGGAGATCGGCTTCGAGAGATACTTGAATGGTCGGCAATCAAAAAGGAATTAACGCCTTTTATGAAATACGGAGTGAATAATGTTGATACTCATCAGTTGGAGGCAATGAGAATGCGATATCAAATGGAAGCTTCACTTGTAAATAATGGAACAGCGATAGCGGATGCTCGAAATATATTGGGTTTGGAAAAAACATCTACCAGGATAGTGATGAGAAAGAAAGGCGGGAATGGTGGCATACATTAAATTAAGTGAAAAAACAGATACTAATAAAGGATTTATCACCCATCAATTACTAATCGGCTATAAGCCGATAGTTTGCAAGTAAGTCGGCTGAAGCCGACTCCCTGCGATAGGTTTATTGACCAAAACCCTACCTGGATAGCATGTAGCGTCCAAGTAATTTTGCCGGATATTCCGGCTTGCGTTTAAATCAGCATTGAGAAAGAAACCACAATGTTTACATTTAAAGATAGTTTGAGATTGACGGTTGGAACGGGAGATGTAGCCGCAAGCGGAACATTTCTGGCTGGTATAACGAGCATCAACATACTTGACCTTCATCCCTCTGGCCTCAGCTTTGTAAGCAAGGAATTGCTCAAATTGGAAGAAGTTCCATTTATGCAACTCTTTACGTTGCTTTTTACGAAGCCTTACAGTTTGCCTGATCCCAGACAAATTCTCAAGGGCAATTACCGTTCCGTTATCAAGAGATTCTACAATTTGCTTTGTTATCGCGTGGTTAGTATCAGTTCTGAAGCGGTTCTCCTTCTTAGATATTTTTTGAAGGTGTCTTTTAGCCGATTTGCTGCCACAAGATTGCAAAACACTTCTAATCTTTTCGTAACGCCTGGAAACTCTTTTAATTTGACCGCCGCCAAAGAATTGATTTTCAGAGGTAACTGCAATCTTCTTAATCCCCCTGTCAACGCCGACAACATCGCCGGAGAGTTCCGAATCGGAAACCTCCTTACTGAAAACTATATTCAGAAAAACTTTATTCTTTCTGATAAACAGGTCAGCGGAACATCGTTTCCATGTAAGATATTGTCGAAAACATTCAGGAACAGAGACAGGGATTTTGATTCTTCCTTCGATAGTAAGCAGAGAAAGCTCGTTTCGTTCAAACCAAACATTGAAACTTCGAGCATCATAACGAACAGAACATTGCTTGCTTTGTGGGCAGGTCGCCTTTTGTTTCTTTTTCAATTTTGCTTTAACGGCCTTAATGGCTTCAGTAGCTTTCATTCGGGCAGATACAGCAAGCTGGGACGGAAGATATTCTCTTGTTTTAAGATAGGTTTTGTTGTGCAGAGAAACCCCATTAGAATCGCTGTCATTCCATCCTACTTGACAAACAAAATTAAAAGCCTTTGTGTAGGCGTCCAACGTTGGTTTGATGCTTTCTACCGGGATATTAAGTTTAAGCTTTATGGTTCTTACAAGCTTCATGTTCATATAATAAGCACATTAAATATATTTGTCAAGAGGAAAAGCGCTAAAGCGACTCGCCTGAAGGCGAGGGTTTCCGCTTCGCTCCTCCAGGAGACGAGACAATGAGCGAAATAAAAATTATTGAACTGACAAGCCTGAAAACTGAAATATTATTACTTAAGGGTGAATTAACAGAGAAGAAAAAGAAATTTACGAAATTATCAGGGAAATAAACGATGGGAACTTGGTCATCGGGTGGTAATTTAGCAACAGCGAGAAGCCGTTTAGCAGGTTGTGGAACACAAGCTGCTGGGTTAAGTTTTGGGGGATATACTGGCGCTAATTCTGCTGTTACCGAGGAATATGATGGAGCAACTTGGTCAGCTGGTGGTAATCTAGCAACAGCAAGAAGACTTTTAGCTGGTTGCGGGACACAAACTGCTGGGTTAAGTTTTGGGGGGTATAGTGATGCTAATTCTGCTGTTACTGAGGAATATGATGGCACAAATTGGTCAGTTGGTGGTAATATAGCAACAGCAAGACATACTTTAGCAGGTTGTGGAACACAAGCTGCTGGGTTAAGTTTTGGGGGATATACTAGCGCTAATTCTGCTGTTACTGAAGAATATGATGGCACAAATTGGTCATCGGGTGGTAATTTAGCCACAGCAAGACGTGGTTTAGCAGGTTGTGGAACACAAGCTGCTGGGTTAAGTTTTGGGGGATATAGTGATGCTTATTCTGCTGTTACTGAGGAATATGATGGCACAAATTGGTCAGCTGGTGGTAATCTAGCAACAGCAAGATATTCTTTAGCAGGTTGTGGAACACAAGCTGCTGGGTTAAGTTTTGGGGGATATACTGGCGCTAATTCTGTTGTTACTGAGGAATATGATGGCACAAATTGGTTAGCTGGTGGTAATCTAGTAACAGCGAGAAACTATTTAGCAGGTTGTGGGACACAAACTGCTGGGTTAAGTTTTGGGGGATATAGTGATGCTTATTCTGCTGTTACTGAGGAATATACAGAACTAACAGAACTATTGATATTTATTCCATGGATTGGGGAATGTATGTAAGTGAAGCGATTGCGTTAGAGAATAAATTATGCCGAACGGAATAATAGGCATTGAAGATTTTTGAGAAGAGCAAAGATGTTGATTGGAAACTTAATGTTTTTTTTAATCTAATCCCAAGAAGTCCCCAATCCTATCTTTGATAGGTGGGGGAGTGTTCACAACGATAGTTTCCTATATAAAAAAAATTGACAAACGTTTCGAGGCAGGAAATAGTCGATTTGTGAAGTTAGAAAAAAGGAGGCCACCTGATGGCATGGACAATAAACGATTTAAAAAAACCAGGCGTCCGCGGTCTTTTATCAAACCGAACGTCCCCTGCGGCCAGGATTGCGCCTAAACCTGTCGTTCCGATAGCGGTTGATACAAAAAACCAGGCGCCTTTTAATGTTGACACCGTTGAGGGCCGCCTCAACAACTTGTTGAGCAAAGACAACCCATATATTAAAACGGCCAGAGCAAATGCGGCTGAAGCGTCAAACCAAAGGGGCTTGTTAAACACCAGTATTGCGGCTGGAACAGGGGAGAAGGCTGCTATTGAATCAGCTTTTCCGATTGCGGCTCAGGATGCGAGCACGGCCAACGCCTTCAGGCAAAACGAGCAGGCATTTAATTATAATGCCGCTCTTCAGAACGCGAGTGCGGCTAACACCCTCAAGCAAAGAGAGCAGGCATATGAATATGACCTCGCTCTTCAGAACGCGAACGCGGCCGACATCCTCGAGCAAAACAAGCAGGCATATAAATATAACACCGCTCTTCAGAACGCGAACGCGGCCGACATCCTCAGGCAAAAAGAGCAGGCATTTAAATATGACACCGCTCTTCAGGAAGCGAATGCGGCCGACATCCTCAGGCAAAAAGAGCAGGCATTTAATTATGATACCCAAATGCAGTCTCAGCTTTTTGAATACAACGAGGCCCTCGGCCAAATGAACATAGATGCCGATTTAAAAGCAAGCACGTCGGAGAGCCTTCGACTCCTGGCACAGCAGAATATGACTGAAAGGACAAACATCCTGACATCTCCGGAGCTCAATACGGAGACGAAAACGACTATGCTGAACGAGCTGAACGATTATACCACGCAGAACATGGCCCTCGTTGCTGAATTAGCCGGGTATGATGTCTCGATGTTTGATGAATCAGCCGGGCATAGTGCCTCGGATGAATCAGCCGGGCATAGTGCCTCGGATGAATCAGCCGGGCATAGTGCCCCGTTATATTATGACACGTATGGTCTCCCGGTATATTATCCCGGCATGTGATGCATTAACCGGGAATTGGGTATGATTCCTCGATGCTTGATGAATTAACCGGGTATGATGTCTCGATGTTTGATGAATCAGCCGGGGATAGTGCCTCGATGCTTGATAAATTTGATAGCCCCGATGCTTGATAAATTTGGTAGAGTTAAAAAGACCAACTGAAATAACAGGAGCCACAAAAATTGAAATGCACGCTGAAAAACTTTGAGTGGTTTTACGGGCTGCTTGATGCGAAAAAAGAAAAGATCACGGACGATCACAGCGGGAGCATGTTCGATGTGGCTAAGCATTTACTGACGTGCCCTTCCGTAATCGTCTTAATGTCGTCTGAACGCACTGCGTTTGTCCTGTCATGCGTGAACTCAATTTTATATGAGGCGCATCTTCTCACGACCGACAAAAAAAACGTGATGCGAAACACGCTGAGCGCCGCCAGGTGGGTTAAGGAGAACACTGTAATTGAACGATTTATATCAAAAATTCCGGTTATTTCTATCTCGACAATGATGTATAGTGAATCAATCGGGATGGAGAAAATTGGAATCATTAAGGATGGATACCTGAAGAATGGTAAACGGATTGACATTGCCGTGGTCGGGTGTTCCGTCAACAACATTATAAGGAGGTTATCAAAATGGCAACAGCAGTTATAGCTGTAGCAGCGGCAGTAGGAGGAGGTCTGGCTGGCTCGGCGGCGGCCGTTGGTGTATCAGGCTACCTCTCTTCGATAGCTGTCGGGGCGATCGTCGGTGCTGTTGTGGGTGGCGCTATCTCTGCGGTCGGCGCAGCTATAACAGGCCAGGACGTTGGCAAGTCGTTTAAAAGCGGGTTAATTTCAGGCGGCATTGCCGGAGCAATCGGTGGGTACGTCACAGCTAGTAGCACCATGGCCATGTCTGAAGGAAACGCCGTCGGCGGCGGCGCGCAGGCAAGCGGGGCTGGAGGAAACGCCGCCGTCGGCGCGCCGGCAAGCGGGGCTGGTGTTCCCCTTAAAGCGTCGCAGGCCGGTCTTTTGCAAGAACAACCAGTTTCCGGCGCGGTAAGCAGCGCCCCGGTTAAGGCGGGGACTACAGCAGTCAACCCAACCGGGAACGTCGCGGAAGGATTGGGTAATGCCATAAAGACCCAGGCCGTTGCCGAACAACCAACGCAGCAGGCGGGCCTCCTTAGCGGACTCGGAAAGATAATGCCTAAGTCAGAATTTGGGAAATATGCTGTTCTTGTAGGAGGGACGACCGCCCTTGGCAGTGTTTACCAGGGAATGTCCGAAGATGAAAGGGCTGCAAAAGCTGAAAGATTGGTGGAAGAGAAACGGCAGCGGCTTAATACGAGCCTACTCGAAGCAGCTCCGATGTCTCCGCCTATGAGCTTTGGCTTTAAAGACAATAGGTTGTTTTTTAGTCCAAGCTACAGCAACAGATATTTGGAGACGATGTAATGAGAAAAACGAAAAAAAGAAAGCAAGCGGCGAGGCAGCCACGCGGCCAGGAACTGCCGGCTAATTTTGACCAGCAGGTCGAGCAAGTGACGGCGATGGCGATGTCCATCATCTACGATGAGAAGAACGGCATCGTCGAAAGACAACTCCCAGATGCGTTACAGGATGCACAACAGATCGTTCAAGGAGAAGAGGATGTTATCCCTTCTGCTATTGCGAACGTTGCCTTGTGGGTATTGGCTACCGTTGAAGCGAACATTGAAAGCAAGGGCCATTCCGTCAGGCCGATTGTTGTTCTTGGGGCTATCGGCAGGATCGTTGCCGAGGTCTCGGAGGCTGCACAGGCAACCGGAACTGTCCAGATGAATAAAGAGGATATTCAGGTTGCGATAGCCGCTGCAATTAGTCTATATATCTCGCAGGCAAGGAAAGAGGGTAAGGTTACAAACCAACAGCTTATAGAGGCAATCAAGGCGCTCCAGAAAGCGTATCCGAAAGAAGCCGCCAATTTTCAACAGATGATACAGGCAAGGGCTCAGCGACAAGCCACTGGCCAGGGCAAAATCCTGGCTCAGCCCGGCATGAAAGGGTCGGTACAGCCGCTTGTTAAACAAGGCATGGCAGGCCAAGCGCCCAAACCAGGATTACTTGGAGGCGCCAGGTCAACTACCGTCAGTTAAAGCAGGCGGCTTGTAACTGCACTCCGCCGCAATTTCCCATAAGGGGTTTTGGCATCATCGTGCGTTACGATACGGCTATTGACTGAGCCGCTACCTGGATAGCATATAGCGTCCAAGTAATTTTGCCGGATATTCCGGCCAGCATTAAGATCAGCATTAAGAGAGAAACCGCAATGTTTGCACTTGAAGACAGATTGAGATTGACGATTGGAATGGGAAATGTATCCATAATATGCACATTGAATGCTTTTATCAAGAAAAATCTTTTAAGAAAGGAGGACGGCATTTCTCTCCCAGCTAAAGCAGGGAGTTTCCTGCCGTGTGATTTATGAAAGCAGGTCTTTTAAGCGGAATCGGCCAGGGTTTGGGCAATATTGCGAATATGGCCCAGTGGTATTACGGAGAGAAGAAAGAGGCTGACCGGCAAGAAGAACTAAAAAAAATTCTGGTTGGAGAAAAGGCCCTCGGAGCAAAACAATATGAAGAAAAGATTATTGGATACACAAAGGACGGAAGACCAGTAACCCAAGGCATGTTGTCCGGCGGAGAGTATGAAGGAGCAATCTACGGACAGCAGATAAGGGATGACAACTCACAGGTGTATGTTGATAAAGACGGGAACGTTATCCCGGATATTTCTAAACATAAGGGGCCTGCGTTTAAGATTGGACCGTATATTCCAGGTTATAAAGAAAGGGAGTATGACAACTCACAGGTGTATGTTGATAAAGACGGGAACGTTATCCCGGATATTTCTAAACACAAGGGACCTGCGTTTAAAATTGGACCGTATGGTTATGGGCAACAGATAAGGGAGCATAACAACTCACAGGTGTATGTTGATAAAAACGGGAACGTTATCCCGAATATTTCTAAACACAAGGGGCCTGCGTTTAAGATTGGACCGTATGGTTCAGGTGACGGTAGCGATGGCGGCGGGGAGGTAGACCTTGTTAATATTAAACGATTTAATGATCTTGCCGCACAGATGCTCGGCGTCAAGAAGTTTTCGGTTGGGGCAAGAATAAAAGGCCGGCCGCCGGACGAGACGACCATAGACTTATTAAGCAAAATGGCTGGCGAACAGTTGGTCGTTAAGCCGGATAACGGCGGGTTGCTTGGAAAGAGGGGATACACAATATTGCCAGCCTCGTCGGTTGGTGTGGGGAGCAGTGAGGTCAATTTTTTTGTCGGTGATGATCCGAATGCACCTCCGCTTATTTCTAAAGAAGAAAGAAACGAAAAACTGAAGACCAGAAGGGAAATTGAGAAAAAGATGACGTTTATGGAAAAGTTCAGGGCTAAAAACGCGAATTCTAATGAATAATAATAGAGAATGACTTAATGGCTCTTTTAAAATATATCCGGGAGAAAAACGGCGGCCTCCCAAACATAGATTCTTTTGCTCTTGCCAAAGCGGTTTATGACGCGAATCCGAAGTATCAAACAATGTCGTTTGATAACTTTGCCAGCGCTGCTGGAATCGAAGAAGATATAGCAGCGACAAGAAGCGGTTTAAAGGATACTGCTG